CTGTACTACGACATCACGGTATGTGCCAATCACTCAGCTAACGAAATCATGAACAACGGCATGGAAGTCATGAAGGTAATCATCAACCTCGAAAAGCAAGGGTACAGGGTCGAACTGAATGCAATGCAGGCTTACAACGACGATAAAGGCTCGGACATGCTTATCGTCAAACTCAAGTCATCGAATCAACCCCTCGACATCAAACGGGTAATGTTCCCACTGATGCACCCGGCAATGTTCAGGACAATCGGATTCACATGGTACGAAAGATGCCCCCTGTCAGTTGCGAAGTCGGGATACGGGCGCACGTTCGACATGGAATATTGCAACAATAAAGATGCAGTAATCAAGGAATTGTTCGGGAAGAACGCAACGTACATCTCTGGTGACAGCATGGTCAAGGGAAACAACGTCGAAACAATATTGAAGGGGGAAGCGAAATGAGAACAGCAATTGTAAAGGGAACGGACGTGTTGTGTGCAGGATGCTTCAAGAAGATTGCCCGTGTCACAGGAAAGGATTGGATGGGTGTGGAAGTCAAGTGCCACGGATGCAGGGAAATCAATTTGATTTCACAGAAGCCGAAGATTGAATCCAAAATGTTCGAGATAAGGGACAGCGGAACGCATATCACTGCGGTCTGCACCAGAATGATTTCCGGTGACGAGGCTGAGCACTATGAGCTGAGGCGAATGGGGTATACTGACGAGGACCCACTCGTGGTCATGGTGCCACTTCACAACATGGAGAGAACCGGACATGATCCGTACATGCACTCACGCACCCTGTTCACAGCGCACAAGTACATCACGGAAAACTTCTGCACTCTCACCACCGGGGAAGTTATCGACGTGCAATTTATCCTTGGAGAAACCGCAACGAAAAAGCAGACCGAGCGCATAACGGGAAAGGTGTATGGTGATTGATATGTTGATACTCATCCTATCCATCGTAATCGTGTTCAGCGTGGCCGTGGTTGGCATTAACATCCGATTCTGCATAGGAGACAGGCTGTGGCGGATAACCGCGCCTCCGCTCATGGAACAGGGCAAGGATTATCTGATGAGAATCAGAAAGTATCAGTTCAGAGAAATGTCCGCCAAGAAAGTGAAGCAAATGTGCGATAGGGGGGAACTCGAATGAAAGTGGTAATTAAGCGTGTCGGGCAATTCGCTCAGGTCAAAGAGATCGAGAATTCACTCGAGTCAATGCAGACTGTGGTTGGCGGATATATCGAAATGTTGCCCATGCCCTGTGACCCAAAGATGGATTTGGTTTTCAACGAAGAAGGCAAGTTCGAGTGCAAACCCAATATCGTGTTCCCCGAAATCAAAGACGTTTTGTTTGGGGATATTCTGGTTGTGGGAACCAATGGCAAGGGCGGAACCATCGGGCTCACCAACAAGCAGGCCGCCATCGCAATGATTTGGTTGGACATGCGGGGGCTGACAAATGAAGTCATTTGAATCGTTGGAGAAATACCTGTCTGACCGATACTTCTACAACAGCGTCGAACTGCAGGCACTTGTCACGAAGGTTGGTGTGGACATTGACGATGCTGAGCAAGAGAACCTTGATCTCGTCGAAGTGGCAGATGAACTGCGCTCCGGTCAGAAGACAAACTTTGAACCGTAGGAACGCCTCGCTTGTGCCGGGCAGGAAAGGAAATGGGTATGATACTGTCTGAGTGGGCAAACTGGCCGGAAGAGGCTGTCATAACACCTGAACTTGAACGGGCAACCCGACACCATCTGTTGGCAAACATCCGATATGATGAAATGCTTGCGTCTGGATATACTTCTCAAGAACTCGAAGAACAAATGGATAAAGTGGAGGGGTTCTGGAAAGAAGTTTTGCAGGTCATGAAAAAACTCGGTATACCACAGCCTGAAACAAATCTCTCGAAACTCACTCGTGAAGCCAAGGAACGCAAAGTGGTCGTTGCTCCACCCAAAACTGCACCAGCCAAACCTTGGATGATTTGACACTCGATACTCTTTTGAATTATAATCATCGTTGAAGAACGATGATTATATTTCATTTGGAGGCTCATGAGGAACATTAAGCGTGTTTTGGGTATACTCATTGCTTTATCTGCATGGCAAATCATGTCCATGATAAAGAGTACCCCGGCCTTGCCCCAAATCCCTGCCATCCTCAGCACTTTCTTCAGGCTCGTGATCGATTTGGAATACTGGACGCACATAGGCAACAGCCTTTCAATCGTGCTGTCCGGCATTGTTATTGCCATTGCCTTCGGTTTCACTTGTGGTTTGCTCGTGTTCGAGTATTCAACAATCAGGCTCATGGCGATGCCTGTTGTGGATATGATACGGGGCGTGAGCGGACTTACACTGTTGCCATTGCTCATTATTCTGGTCGGGATTGAGGCACCGTCACGGATAATCATCATTTTCTGGACAGCATGGCCTGCTGTGATGCTGTCAACCATCCATGCGCTCGACATTGACAAATCAATCACGGAAGCGGCTCAAATTGATGGTGCCGGAAGATGGCGAATCATGTTTAAAATCAGAATTCCGGTTGCAGGCACAGGAATCATGACGGGTATCAGAATAGGCGTGTCCGGTGGTTGGATATCGTTGATTGCGGCAGAGATGCTTGGAGCCACTTCAGGGCTTGGGTACTTCCTGCTTTATAGTTCGCAGGCGTTCCTGTTCTCAGAAGTGTACGCAACGATAATTGTCATTGCAGTATTGGGCGGGTCAATGAATTTGATCCTCGCGGTGCTTCAAAATACATTGAAAAACGATAATTCAAAGTGGAGGATGAAAGATGAAACGAGTTCTGGAACTGACCTGTCTGATGCTCTTGGTAATGGCATTGCTTTTGGGGTGCGGAAGTATTTCTGAGCCCGTCCCGTCAGCAACGCCCACTCCCACCCCCGCTCCACTCCCGACTATGAACTATGTCGGAATCAAAGTCTACGATCCCGTCTATATTGGCATTGAGAAGGGTTTCTTCAAGGAAGCGGGTGTAGACCTCAAGCTGATTGATCTGGTCGCAGGCGGCCCCACAGGCATACAGGCTGTGGCAGGCGGAAGCGCAGATGCAGGAATCTCTTCCTACATGGCAATCATCAATGCCCGGGCGGCAGGTCTGCCAATTGTTGCCGTGACAGACGCTCAGTCAGCGATTGGGAAGCAGGCGCTTGAGGAATTCTTCGTCCGCAACGACAGCGGAATCAAATCGGTCAAGGATTTGAAGGGCAAGAAGATTGCGGTCAATCTGATTAAATCTTCGTTCTACTACACTTGGCTGATGGCTCTCGAAAAAGAGGGAATGACGGAGAAGGATGTGGAGTTCGTACTTCTGCCATTTGATCAGCAGGAAATTGCGCTTGCCGAGAAGCGTGTGGACGCAATCGGGCTGATGCAACCCTATGTGCTCAGGGCAAAAGAGTCGAAGGACTACAGCGTTTTGTTCACCGCACTTGATGTGTTTGGAGCCAAACAGTTTTCGTGCTTGTTCGTCAATAGCGTTTGGGCGAAATCGAATGAGGTTGCGGCAAATGCATTTGTGGCCGGTGTCACGAAATCCATTGCTTGGGCTGAAGCCAATCAGGCTGATGCGAAGCCGTTGATTTCCAAATACTCGAAGGTGGACATCAAATACATTGAGGATTACCATTGGCAGGCGAATGGTGCTGTCATTCTGCCTGACGCACAGTATTGGCTCGACTACATGAAGGGTCGCAAGGACATGACAGCAGAGTGGCTGAATGTTGAAGACTTTGCCACAAACAAATACAACAAGGCGGTAAAGTAATCATGAATATTCATCTTGTGAAATTGGAATCTTTGACTTCGCTCGACAACAACCCTCGGAAGCATCCCCGTGTTCAGATTGAAGAATTGAAGCGCAGTTATCAGATGTTCGGGCAGACCCGCCCAGTGATTGTGGACGAAGAAGGGATCATCCTCGCCGGGAATGGTTTTTATAGTGCAATGAAAGAGTTGGGCGTGCCAGAGATTTCAGTTCACAGGATGGTGGGGCTGTCCAAATCTCAGAAAACCAAGCTTGCGATTGCTGACAACAAAACGTTTGAGCTTGGAAGCACCGATCAAGACATCCTGTTTCAGTTGTTGGGAGACCTGAAGCTTGAAGGCGATCTGGATATCCCGGGATACAACATCGACATCCTTAATTCCATTCTGATTACAGAGGATGATGCGGATGAAATCGAAAAAAGGCTTACTGAATACGGCACTGTTGCGGCTGAGGACGAGAAAACGATTGTGTCAAAAGGAATGGTCGAGAACATTGACGATTCTGAAGACACGATCACAGTCACGAACAAGGATATCATGGTGGAAGACGACAAAGGCATGAAGCGGCCTTACATTTCATGCCCCAAGTGTGGAGAAAGAATATGGCTGTAAAAGATGTCCAGAGTAAAACGATGAATGTCGTTGAGGCGGCTGAATCACGTATCCTCAATGTGTTCAAATCGAAACTGGAAATCGTGCTCAGCACGTCAGGTGGGAAGGACAGTATTTGTCTTTCCCACCTCGTTCTGAGGATGATCAATGATGGGAAGATTGACCCGTCCAGATTGATTGTTCAGTTCATCGACGAAGAAGCCATGTATGAAGATGTCATTGAAATCGTGAAGGACTGGCGCAGGCGGTTCATGTTGGCAGGCGTCCGATTTGAATGGTACTGCATACCGGCCCTGCACTTCAACTGCCTGAACACGTTAGAGGATTCTGACAAACACATGATATGGGATCCTTCAGCCAAAGCAAAATGGGTGCGTCCCATGCCCTCTTTTGCCATTACAGCCTGTTCACAGCTGAAGATGGGCAAAGACTCATATCAGGCATTCCTGTCAAGGCTGAACCGAGGCAGGATTCAGATGATGGGGGTCAGGGCAAGCGAATCGCTTCAGCGCAGAAGCAATATCGGAATGCTCAATGCAAACCTCAATAGCAAAAGCCATTTGTCGCCATCAAACGGACTGTTCCCTATTTACGATTGGAAAGACCATGACGTGTGGCTTTATATCAAAAACAACAATATCGCATTCCCGCAGACATATATGGATCTGTACTCAATCGGTACCGCAACAAATCAGCTTCGCATTTCCCAATTCTTCGCCATGGACAGTTGCAGAGCCCTTGTGGGGCTGAGCGAAATCAGACCCGGACTCATGGACGCAGTTGTCAGACGAGAGCCGAACGCGTACATGGTCTTGATGTATTGGGATTCGGAGATGTTCAGACGTTCCTCGAAAAACAGACGAGAGCTTGAGCGTCCGCGTGACTACAAAGAAGAAGTGCTGACGCTTCTCAAGAATATTCCTGCCAATTTCGACTCCGCTTCCATGCGCCTGAATGCAGGAAAACTGAAAAGACTGATATTCAAGTCTGGATTTGCAATCAACGATAAGCACTGGAAGCAGATTTACGGGTCATTGATTGCGGGAGACGCAAAGAACCGCATTTACAGGGCATTGTACGTTTCCATGTTTGCCGATTATGCTCAGAAAATCAAACAGGAGGAAAAGAAAGATGCAGGACGTGCTAAGACCAATAAAAAACGTGGTTCTGGTGGAGCGAAGCAAGTTGACAGCGAACGACTACAACCCGAACAAGGTGTCGGAGCAGAACCTTGAGCTTCTGTTGCAGTCAATCATGAGTAACGGATGGACGATGCCGATCGTGATCCGGCCTGACTTCACGATCATTGACGGATTCCACAGATGGATGCTTTCAGGCAGAGAACCACTGAAGACGCTGACCAGCGGCATGGTGCCGTGCGTTGTAGTGGAGCACGAGAAGGAGAGTGAGGACATATACGGCACCATCACCCACAACCGGGCGAGAGGCGTACATTTGTTGGAGCCGATGAAGCAGATTGTCCAGAAACTCTTGAATGACGGAGCAAGTATTCCCGAAATCAGCAAACAGCTTGGAATGACAAAAGAGGAAGTGTTCAGGCTGTCCGATATTTCCAGAGATAAGTTTTTGGACATACTGACAAAGGGAAAGAACGAATATAGCAAGGCGACGTACATCATAAAGAGGTGAGGGAATGGGCAACATCGAAAGAGAGTCATTCAGGCACGCAGAGGCGTTCAACTACTATTACAGCATGGGTTCGCTCAGAACAATGAAACAGGTGGCGGCGAAGTATGGCGTGAGTCTGACCGCAGTTAAGAAATGGTCGCAGGCATTTGATTGGTCGAACAGAATCGAGTTGCGGGATGTGGAAAACGCCCGCCGACTTGAGAAAAAGGTAGACACGGCAGTTGTCAACGCAAAGGCGTCATACAGGAAAATCATTCAACTCAGCATATCCAAGTTTGTTCTTCAGTTACAGGCGCAGAAGGTGAATATCGAAACCATCCAAGACTTGGAGAGATTGATTAAACTGGACTTGCTTCTCATGGGTGAAGCAACGGAGCGTTCATCTGCCGAGATGCCTCAGACAATGGATCTTTCCAGATTAACAGACAAGGAGCTTGAAATTCTTGAAAAAGCAACACTCAGAGTTTCCGGCCCTGAACCAGATCAAGATTGAGCGGTCAAAGAAAAGCTTCTGGCAATACTGCAAGAACCTTTATCCCGCCCACTATAGTGATGATAGGCAGTTCCTGCATGATCTTTGCAACACCATGCAGGAATTTGTCGAGTCTGAGGACAAGGCGTTGATCATAAATGCACCGCCCCGGCATTACAAGTCGTTCACAGCGACCAATCTGTGCCAGTGGTGTATCGGAAAATGGCCCAACAAAAAAGTCATGACCGGCTCCTACAATGCAACGCTGTCCGGTACATTTTCCAAGGGCGTGAAGAACGCAATCCAGTTGCAGAATGTGGACGGAAAAGGCATTGTGTTCTCAGACATATTCCCAAACATTCAAATCAAGCGTGGTGACGGCGCCAACGACAGGTGGGCGCTCGTTGGACAGCACTCGACATATCTTGCCACTTCCCCCACAGGCACAGCAACCGGATTCGGATGCGACTTCCTAATCATTGATGACTTGATTCGTTCCGCGGCTGAGGCAAATAATGCGCTCAGCCTTCAAAAACAATGGGATTGGTTCACAAATACGATGCTTTCCCGTATTGAGGAAGGCGGGAAAATCATCATTGTCATGACCAGATGGCACAGCAGAGACCTGTCTGGGCGAGCCCTTGACCATTTCACTCAGCTTGGATGGTCCATGCGCCATGTCACGTTGAAGGCGATGCAGGATGACGGAACGATGCTTTGCGATGACGTGCTCAGCAAAGAATCATATCTCGACAAAGTACGAACGATGGGTCTGGATATCGCAAGTGCGAACTATCAGCAGGAACCGATTGACATCAAGGGCAAATTGTATACTTCGCTCAAAATGTATGACAGCGTTGAAGGAATCTCGTTCCCGGACGGAATATTTGCCTATTGCGATACCGCAGACGAGGGGAGCGATTTCCTGTGCGCTGTGATTTATGGCGTCCACAACCATGAGGTTTATGTGTTGGACGTCTATTACACGAAAGACAGCATGGAGAAAACAGAAATCGAGCTTGCCCGGCGCTTGAACGAATGGGGCGTTTCGGTGGCAATCATGGAATCAAACAACGGTGGCAGAGGGTTCTGCCGAGCGGTTCAGAGGATATCAAATGATGATTTGAAGAACTACAAAACCGTAATTAAATGGTATACTCAAAACAAGAATAAAAACTCTCGCATATTGACTATGGCAAGTTGGGTGATTGAGCACATTTATTTTCCATCCAACTGGCGGCACAGGTGGCCGGAGTTTTACGATAGCATGACCACTTATCAGCGTGAGGGGAAAAACGAACACGACGATGCAGAGGATTGCATCACGGCAATTGCCGAAAGAGTTTCCAAGACTGGTTCGACGGGATTCTTGGAAGTGAACACATGAAGGGAGATTTATGCTGACAAACTTGAATTGGCTGAAATCTGGTGAGCGTTTCCCGCCCAAGGAAGAAGTTGAGCGAATCGGGCTGTATACCCACAATCGAAACCTATTCGAGAGCAGGCATTCAGAGGAGTACGAGGTCACACTTAGGCGAATCCAGAGGATCATTGGCAATTTCGAGGAAGTGGTCAGCTATCCAATCGTCATCAATTATCAGAAGCTCATGAGCCTGAAGATTGCCGATCTTCTTTTTGGGGAACCGCCCGTATTCACAACAGGCAATCAGGAGGAATTGGACAAAATCATCAAGGAATCTGACCTGCTGAACCTGCTTTATATGGTGGCAATTGACGTTTCCAGATATGGCGATGGGTTATTCCTAATCATCCCGGGCAAAGGTGTGGAAATAGCAAGTCCGTCCGTCTGGTACCCGATTGTTTCGCCAGAAAACGTCAAGGAAATCACAGCACATGTCCTTGGATGGATTGCAGAAGACCAACTGCACATTCAGATTCACACAAAAGGGATTTGTGAGTACAGGACGTACGGATATGACAGAGGCTCGATTGGAGCCCTTCTGAAAACCAGCTCAATCGCAACGGGGCTGAGCGATTTCGCAGTCATTCAGGTATCGAACACAATCACTTCTGACCGGACAACCGGGATGGATGATTACACCGATATTGATAGTATAATCTCGGAACTGATGGTGCGAATCGGGCAGATTTCCAGAATTCTCGACAAGCACGCCAATCCTTCCATGCAAGGGCCTGCGTCTGCGCTCGAAAGAGATCCTGTTTCAGGGCAGTACCGGTTGAAGGTCGGGAGCTATTTCTCCATCGAAAGCAAAGAGGATGCGGGAGTTTCGTACATCACTTGGGATGGTCAGCTTGATTCAAACTTCAAACAGATTGAGCGGCTGATCAATCTGCTTTATACCATCTCGGAGATGGGATCATCCGTCTTCGGGGATATGTCCCAGAGCGCAGGACAGGCTCCCAGTGGCACGGCACTCAAACGGCTGATGATATCCGCATTGGCGAAGGTGAATCGAATAAGGATGCGTTTTGACTCAGGCCTGAAGAATATGTTTGGACTGTGGGGAGAAACGATGGGTCTGGATTTGTCGGACGTAAGCATTTCTTGGCAGGATGGTCTGCCAGCTGATCCCAAGGAAGAAGCCGATATCATCAAGACTCGCAGAGAAGCGACCACCATGAGTCAGAAGCGTGCGCTGATGCAGTATGATAAAATGTCCGAAGAAGATGCGGACGAGGAAATACTGACCATCTCAGAGGAAAACGCCGCCAACAATCCAATGGTTGATGCGGCGAACATGACCGCCAACACGGGTGATGGAGAAGAAGATGGCGAAGAAATCATCAATTCCTGAGGACATCGTCGTTCTCAGGAACCAATACGAAAAAGCATCTGCAAACCTGTGGGCAAAATGTGCGGCCGAGGCGTTGAAAAACGGTTCGGCTTCATCATATACCCAAAAACTTTACGAACACACAAACCTCGAAATTCAGGCGTTGGACAAGTTCGTGAAGACATGGGCTGTGACAGCTGTTAAGGGAAGCCATACCAAGGCGGCGCATGAGCTTTATGCGGCTTCACGCAATTCTGTGTTTGCAGGCAAGGTTGACGCGATACAGGTCGGTGCGAAGAACCTGCAGATGCTTGCGGAGAATCTTTCAAACAAACTGACGTCTGCCAACCACTTCGCAGGCAGGCGGTTCAACGATGTCATTCGCCAAGCATCTCTTGACGCACTCACCCAAGGCTCAATGATCGGCGGCACGCTCAAGCAGAAAACCAATCTGATTCTTCAAGGATTTGCTCAAAACGGAGTTCTGAAGATACAGGACAAGAACGGACGCAATCTTCCGCTCAAAACATATGCAGAGATGGTCGCCAGAACCACATATGCAGAGATCGTCAACACGGTCATCTGTGACGAAATGACGGAAATAGACGAGGATTTGGTGGAGATGACTTCCCATCTGTCCTGCTGTCCTATCTGCGCTCCACTTGAAGGGCGGGTTTACAGCATCACGGGCAAGACGAAGGGATACCCGAAGCTTTCTGTCGCGTTTGCAGACGGATACGCCAACATTCACCCGAACTGCATTCACACGCTGACACCGTACTTTGCCGATCTGGACATAAATCCAGAGGCAAAGAAGGCGTTCAGCAATCGTCCATTTGTGGATGATGAATACACAAAGAAAGCGATTGCGGGATATCGTGAGGCTCAGGCGAAAAAAGCGAAGCTGTATGCTCGGAGCAAGGAATGGAAAGCATGGAAGGAGTTTTTGGGAGACAAGGCTCCGCCTACTCTTTCGGCCTATCGGCTGATGAAGGATTCCAAAACGGCGGAATATCTCGCACTCAAGGCAGAATATGACGCCATCATAAAATCCTTGCCCTCTACGATGCCCGCTGTGGATATTAAGCCCACGGATGGGTGGAAGCCATCCAAGATGGGAAAAACTTCGCCTACGGTCATCACGAAGACGGTGCCGGGCGTTCCTGAGCGACCGAGCGTTCCGGCCCCGACCGTTGCAGTACCTGTCGCCAAGGAATGGTCTCCAGACATCGTGAAGATGATTGGCAGAAACAACCTTGAGGAATTCGACACTCCATACAAGCCAAACACATATGGGGAGAGCGATCCTCTTTGGGGAACTGTGCCGGGGACATATACCGTGTGGAGATCCGGGAAGCTCGGAGACGGGACAATATTCACCGGCAACACAAAGAAATCTTGTTCATGGTATGCAGAAGCATTTCCAGAGGATGGCGACCCGCACAGGATTGCCGTCTATTCCTATACCGTTGAGGTGAAAAACCCATTCGTGGCAAAAGACCTCAACGACACATACATGAAGCTTTTCGGGAAATCTGTTTCACTCGACCCGACTTCCGCTCAGACGAAAAAAGGAATCACAACCCAGGCGCTGTGGGTTGAGGCGGATAAAAAGATTTCCAGCAAACTGAAAAGCATGGGGCATGACGTTT